GTATTTTCAACCGAAGAATATACGTTCATAACACTATCTGCATAATTATTCATACCATCTAAAATACCGTCTTGCCAACTCTTTTCTTTTTCATACGTATCTTTAAGTATTTCATTTCTTCTTGCCACATACCATTCATACAATTCCGCTTTATTTTCAACATTATCTTTAACTGATTCCAATGTTTTATTCAACTGATACAATTCAAATTCAGTAGAAGACATGGTTGCTTTAGCGTACATCTCCTTCCATTGTTCTTGAAATTCGATTTTCTTATCTAATACTTTTTGCATTTCCTCTATTTCTCTATCTGCATACACCCCACTACGTTGTTTTTTCTTTTCTTTAATTGAGTCCCCGCCAAGCATTTGATCTTGAAAAAATCTACCAATATCTTCTGAAGACATACTATTAGTAGATAATTCTTTAGTATATTTATCTTGCAATTCCTTCTTTTTAATTTGAAACCATTCTTCTGCCGCTAATTCGTCGCGCAAATCTCTGGCTTTAACAACTTTCAATGCTTCTAATTCTTGCAATTCTTCTTCATATGTTTTGGTTCTCAATGCTTCTAATTCTTTATACGCGGCTCGCTGTGCCAATATTTGTTCCTTGGTCAATCCAGGGGAGGCTTTACCTGTTGCCAACGCATAATAAGATTGTTCAGCACCAATAATATTCTTGTGTTTTGCCTGATTACGATTTAACTCTGCACTGTGCTTTAATTTAGCTTGTAATTCTGCCTCGTATTCATCTTTCAATTTAGCTTGTATAGTAAGCAATTCCTTTTCATACTCATGCCGAGTGCCCGCATATTTTTCTCTTAAATACGCTCTTCTCTCGGCTGCACTCCTGTCCAAACCCAATTCAGTTTTCCTAGGAGCACTTGAAGCTCCGCGTATTGGATCATTATTATATTGGCTTCTTAAACTGGATGCTCTTTCTTCTGGATATATAGTGCTACCTGCTCTTTTGGGGGCTCCTCCTTGCCAATCTAATTCTCCCCGCAACACCCCCATAATATTTTGAATGTTTCTGGCAAAATCAGACCCCTCTTTACCCATTTGTTTCAGAGTGGGCAACATAAGATCATATTGCCCATTGAGCTTATCCATTGCTTGGTTAAGTGTTACGAGTAATGCCGTTACAACACCAACAGGAGTAGATCCTGTTAGAATACGCATAATAATACCAGCACCAGCACCAGAGGTGATCTCAGATGGGAAAGCACTATATACATCTGATAATCGTCCCAACACGCTGACAACACCACCCAAACCACTGGTCAAATCCTTTAGAAGTGGAATGAGTCTGCGGGAATCTTTTATCATTTGGCCCAAACCAACCCCAATATCCCTCAAACCACTTTGTAATGCAGGGGAATCCATGGTTTGTGCTAAAGACATAACACTATGAGATGCCTCACTTAAAAACCCAGACTTAGCGATATTATATCTTAATGTTTTCCAAGCCTCTGATAATTTATTACTAGCTTCGACAGCCTCGGACACTTCTCCCGAATATGTATCTTCTAATACACGAGCTAATTTAGGAAGCAAATCTTCGGCCATGATATTGCCCAATTCAAGCTGTTTGCTTAATTGAGGCATTGTCAGACCCATTGCTTCTGCCGCCATTCTAAAAGCACCCGGCAATCTTTCACCCAACTGCCCTCTCAATTCTTCCGATTGGACAGTCGCTTTTGAAATCATCTGCTGAACAGCATATAGAGCACCTTCAGTTTCATAAGCGGTCAAACCAAGACTAGCAGATGCCTTGGTTATTGCTCTAAATATGTCATGCACCCCTTTTCCTTCTAATGTGGTGCCTTTGGCGGCTGCTGAAAGGGATTTGAATTGTTTAGCAATTACATAGAAATTCTGCCCCATTTCATCAGATACTTGTTTGACATACTTAAATTCATCTGCCGCCTTTTCCATTGTGCCAAAGATGGCTTTGTAGGAAATTTTAAGCATATCGACTTCTTTACCTACGTCGAATATGCTTTTCAGGGCTATTCCAGTCCCAATAATAGAAACAGCACTTCGGAGTGCTAAAGCATGACTTTTCATCTGCTTCATTGACTCCGAAGTGCTTTTTATATCTTTATTTATTCGTGTTGTTTGTCTATGAACAGTATTGCCCGTTTTATTCCAACTTCGGTCTGTTTTATCTAATTCTTTATCTACAGTCCTGGAATATTCTCGGACAATTTTTTCTGCTTTGTCCACAGATGCACGAAGTTCTTTTATATCCGCGCCTAATGTAGCGGTTAATTCTCCAATATTCATCTGCCACGCCCCTTCTTCTTATTACCATTCATTACACCAGCAACAGCCATCATAATGCTTTTCATATCCTCTGTTGTTTGTCTATGTTCTTTCTTTGGTTTGCGATTTAATACTGCCCAATCATTTACTTCGAATGGTACTTTGTTTTTGCGTTCCAATCCATTCGCTATTGCTACTGTGTATCTAGTATATGATTGTTGTGTATCCTCGTGCAAACTACCAAAAGGCTCCAACTTATAGTATTCAAACCATTCTTCAAGCTGTTGAGCGGTAAGTATTCTTAACAAAAAGTCAGGGTGTGGGATACCGAGGGATAGACTAAGCCTAAATGCAAATAGTCTTATTCCTCGGTTTTTGAGTTTTTTATAGCACCCACATCATTGACTTTACGTGCGATTTCATAAAGGGCGTTGATTACTACAGGAGATTTTTTGCCCAGAATAGCATATTCATCGTCCTTAAACAAACGATGTCCTTTTTCATCACACAATATGCGGACAAGATATTTCACTTTGGAAGACGACATATTTCGCTGAAATTTTTCGTTGCCTTCCTCGTCAATATCTATTTTCACGAGGGACCAATCGTAGGAGTCCAGCTCTTCAGCTGACATTTGTTTGAAATGCACATAGGCATTCAATTTTTCTACGAAATGTTTTTCAACTTTGGGAGTGGGAAGGGAAATGATATCATTGCGGGAAAATACTCTTTCTTCAGACATGGTTGGTCTCCATCTTGTTTATTATTTTGTTTGTCTGTGGTTAAGACAAACATAGATTGTGATTATGTTAATGCACCAGATGCTTCACCAGAATTCACAGTAATAGCCCCACTGATTTTGATTGTTACCGAATTGGTGATTTTGTCATCTGTGGGAATGGTGAGTGGCATTTCTGTTACCAATCCGGAGAATTCAAAACTGGTATTATCTTCGTCAGGCAATACCAATTCAAAATCAACAGCATCATCAGACTCGAAATCTGTTTTCAGCAATTCAAATGAATCTCGTGTAAAATTCATTGTGAATGTAAGTGTACCAGCATCTCTAAAACCAGTGATAAATGTCCGGTATCCTCCTTCTGTTGCCAAATGTGTAGTATCGATGGTTGCTCTGGTCATGCCGGGACCGTTAATATCTGTAACTTCTCCCATAGCTTCCCAAGCGGACCCGCTCCAACGCCGTAATTGAGTTCCTACTCCTGCAACTGCCATAATATATCCTCCTAAATTAGATTAAACTACGTTGCATATCTAAATTTATTGCAAATCTAACCCGATTATTTTCATCCCTGTTTAGCATAAATGGGGCAGACATGCAATTCATTATTTGATATTCGGAATCATTTATTACTACATGATGTTTACCATGTAAAAAATCTTTGATATTATTGGCCAATGTGTACGCCTCAATATAGACACGAGAACGCACCAAAATTTCCACTGAAGGGTATTCATACCCATTAGACCCGCCCATGTCTATATCACAAGGATATCCATGCGTATCATATATAGTAGCACAACATACATCCCCTTCTGGTTCGTGCCCTATGAAAAGATTAGTCCCAAACACCAATGCCAAAGAAGATTCGGCAATCAACATATCTTTTATATCTATACTAGGAGCATTCATGATTTTATCCTGGCTTCTTTGGCAATCACGGCCAATATTTGTTTTTGATTTTTTCTAAAAGATGATTGAAAAAATTTAGCACCAGATTGCGGTCGTTTGAATTTGATATGAACAGCTTCATGAACATAGGCTGCATAATAAGCTGAATACCCCAAAATCACAACTGGATTTTTCATTATAGATGCTAATTTTCTGTTACCTTCTATCGCGGCTTTATGCGGACCATGCATATCTTTACCATTTTTATCAGCCCTAAAACGTGGTTTACTACCCATTTCAATGGACTTGCCAGTAACCATAAATCTACTAGCTCTTAAATTACCAGTATCTACAGGCGTAATGGGTGCTTGCCGCTCCGTAGCTCGCATAACAATGATACCAGCACGTATTAGTCCTTTTAGAGTATGCCCTTCTATTTTAGCAATCTCTTTATTGAGACGTCTAATATATCGGCCTAAACCACGCACTCGAGCTGAACTATACATATACTACCCGCACGAATTCATCTGTACTTTTGAATAATGGATTGGATGATTTGGTTATTATTGGATAGGCATCGACACCTTCATACGTAAGGGATGAATCCAAATCATCAAGAGAACCCAAAAATAGTAAACTATCTATTTCCAAATCTTGATTAACCAATATCTCTGCATGCGCAACTACTTCTGTGCCTTTATCATCCCTCACCAATTTAGAAGTACCATCCCACCTACATTGTATTTCTACAGGATCTTTGTAAGTAAAACCACCGAAACCATCCGGTGTAGATGCCTCCCAATAAACAGCGGTCTGCACACACACCTTATCTATAAATTTCAATAATGGATTACTCATCACTAAAACTCCATATTGCTTGCATAGATGCTGTTTTGCCACCTAGATTAGCCATTTTCCCCGTTGGATCTAATAAATTTACTTGTTGTCCATACATAGTTGAATACAACCCAGAATACGTTCTGCCTTGGTATTGTACTTCTGCAGGACCGGCTTTGGCTTTTTGGATTTGTTGCTCTCTTGTACTGGCAATTAGATGAGCGGTAAACCACCGTTCTATTTCTGTTCTGGTTTCTTCATTTAAGGTAGTATCCTCACCCAATATATTAGTCACCATCACATTTGCGCTCTGAATATATGATTCGACTATTTCATCTTCCAAATCTGTGTCGATTATTTGTTTCACAGCGATAGCAGTAGTTCTCATTTTCTACCTCTCCACAATTTAGGCTCGATGAAATTATATATTTCACAATGCCATTCCAAGCCCAACCAATCTATCAGTTCATGTATTTGTTTATAGTCTCCACACACCATTCGTTCGGGCCAAATAATCTTGCAATTCAAACCCGCTTTAATCATTTCGACAAAATAATCTTCATGTCTGCGCACCCACCATAACCAACCTTCTTCAGCACTATTCACCTTAATAGCTTTTTGAATTTGCTTATCTGAAAAAGCCCTCATGAAACCAGTATGCATACAAGAATGAACAATATCTGATGTTTTTCTACGAACAATAACCCATTTAGCATCAGGAAACGCATAATCCCAAACAGGCCACATTTGACACATTTTTGCACCTTTATAGAACCAAGGCATGTTTTCTACCAAACCTTCGCTTTTTATAGATGCTAAAACACGATCTTTGAAATCGCATGGTATCTGTAATTTCTTTGTATCGGGAATTGGATACTGCCCTAAAGCATCATACCCTTGGCTCTTCAAATATGGTTTCAATATATTCTGACGAATACATTGATTTTCGAACATTCCTTTCGCATTATATTTATTGGGACCGACGCAATTACCACTAAAAGCACCGCATAGATTGATTATTCCAGCTATTAAAGATGTTCCTGATCTTGCCGCGCCTGTGATTAAGATTGGGCTGTTCATGTCATCTCCAGTATTTACGCACAATACGATTTTTAATTACTTCATGTGGTTTTGGAATGCCATGAAATGCTATTATTCTAGCATCTGTTGGGATGTTGTTTCTTTTGCAATGCCTTTTGAAACTAACCACATGCGAAGGATACAATTTCTGCCAATAATTATACCCATCGTACTGTTCCTCAAAATCCTTTAATAATAGCCGCTCTTTGCCGCCCTGCGTTTTTTTGGCCCATTGTACGGGGTTAGCTTCCACGGCTGTAAAAATACCTCGATACGCACCACATTCAAAGGACAAAACACCACCGCCTATGTGTTTACCTCTATTGTTTGGTGCAAATGGTTCAATCCCACATAATGAACCTCTGTAATTTAGAAAATGATCTATATTGCCCACGATGATTGTATCTAAATCAAAGAATAAAATTTGTCTGCCTTTTAATTCTTCAAATGGGTAGTGTAAATATGTTTTCGGTAGATTAAATTGCCATTTCGTAATATGTGGCGGAATAGGCAATATATGGATATTGCTATCACGGCACCGTATAGGACGATCGCACAAACAAATGAAATCAAAATCAACACAAGTATTCCGACGAACCATCCTATATAATTTACTAACATATTGATCTGCGTATTCACCGCCCCACAACCCCCATAACATACACATGACAACAGATTTCATTTATTATTCCTTGACTATAAAAGTAGCGTCTTTGCCATTATTAGATAGAAGAATAACTTCGAATCCATAAATATCTGCATAAGATTGTAATGTTATATGCCATTCATTTGCATTCATTATTATTCTATGTGCAAAAGACCCATCCGGCAATCTTCTTTTCCCTTGCTTTTGGCATACGATTATTACCGCACCGAACTTGATTAAAGAAAACACATGGTCCAATACAGCATCTAATTTATCAGGCTCTATATGCTCTAATACATCTGCACATACAACCATATCAGCCGAAGTTGGTAGCCTATCTTTTCCAGGTATGGCTGGATCATACTCAATCCAATTATATTGAGGCAGTGATATTGCTAGACTACCTTTACCACAACCGTAGTCTAATATTTCTTCTGCTTTGAAATATTTAGCATATTTATGAATCAATTCAGCACGTCTATTACCACGAGCACCATAACCTCTTTGTTGTTGGTGGCATTCTTGATTTAGCTCTTGATATATTTTGGAAATAAAACGATTCATTTAATAAGCTCCGCAACAGATACTTTTTCAAATGCTTGTATTTGACTATTAGGGTTACAATTCAAAATCTTAATGCCCAAATTATCAGCATCTCTAGCTATATCAGGAAAGCATTTTAAGTGCCGATTATATGGTAGATTTATTTTGCCCTTGTGCCGGGTTGGTTTTGGTTTTGCCCTTGCTAATTCTGCATGATATCCATGCCAATGTGTGTGATTATTAACATCCACATCCATATCAAACCCCAATAACCGTATTTCCTTAACACCCAAATGATATGCAAAATTTATTCCAGCAGCACCCGAATTTTTATTCCAACAAACACACCCATTTTTATTTACGATGCCATTATAGTGTTTTTTTTGAAGATGCTTCACCCCATAATATCTATGACCAAATTTAGCATTGCAAGAAACTTTAGTAGATGGATGTTTTTCTAATTCTTTTTGATGCACTAGGTACCAGCCATAATCTCCAAAAAATGTGAAA